GTTAATGGGCCTGCGGAGCCCCATTGGAATATCAAACCATTAGGTAATTTTGCCCAGCCATTAACCCCCAGTGATACTGAAAACCCCCCCATATCGGGTATTTGATTATGGCCAGTTCCGACATCACGCATCGCTGCAGTCTTTATCCCGAAGTTGGCAAGCGCTCCCGAAGTATCTTTTGCTCCAGTGCCACCTTGTTCAATACTTAGCGCCGTGGTCAACCCGCTCAGGCTTGTAATATCATTGTTGGCTCCTTTTTTAGCCAGCGACTTCTGACCCGGTACCGTGACGGCCGCACCGTTAATCGTGATGGTGACATCTGTGGTGCCGTTCATCACATCCGCGAAACCGCTCATATAGCGCTGGTACATCGTGAATGTTTCAGCAATATCCTGCGCCAGACCATCGACACTCAGGCTGTCGCTGAGAAGAATGGCGTATTTGGTACCGGAAGGTACGGCAGGGTTAGCGGCTGGCGTAACGGTGAGAGAGGTTGCGCCGCCGATAGCGGTGATCTGGAAAACCTGCGCTGGGCTGGTCAGCGCGATGACGGTACAGCCGTTACGAATCAGCGAGCCAGCTGCTGTAAAATTTGTTCCGGTACCTGTTAGGGTATTTCCGCTGATGGCAATAGTGCCAGTGGTATAAATCATATTTTCTCCAGGTAATAAAAAACCACGCCATGGCGGGGCTTGTTAGTGGGGTTGTGTCAATACATTGCGGGGATGATGGGAATACTCATTCCGGTATATCTCTCGCCGGTCACAGAATACTTGTCGGTCCATCGGGAACGGACACGGCCATTCCCACATTTTACCGAGTTTCCGCTCATCACCAGTCCCTTGGATCGCATGTTGCACCACCCGCTGGCTGTTGAAGAGTTGAAACCATAGCAGCCAAGCGCAATCATGCTGTTGCCAATATCGACCCAGCTATTGCCCGGTGAATAAAACTGATTGCGGAATATAAATGGACGGCGGGTGGTAGAGAAAGTGCACTGGCCAGCAGCGTTGATGAAATTTAATCCTCTCCCGGGTACAGGAGCCTGAACCGCAAAAATCGCAATATCGACATTCACAGAACGGGCAATATCGTCATAGCCCGTGTAATCCTGCCGGGAGTAAATATTATTACCATCACATTCAAGCGTAGCTGCGCTGTCATTCCAGCGGGCAAAAACGAGCCCTTTGGCCGGAAGTGGGTAAGTACCATTTACATTGACCGTTCCACTGAAAACACAGGAAGCAACACGGCTGACATCAGTGATCGCAATAAAGTCTGTCGAATCCTCAATGAGCAAACCACGGTTTCCACTCTGCCCTGCGGGTAAAATCTGCCAGACTGTGCCGGGAAACGTTTTATCTTTCCCCCAGCCATCTGATGACCAGACACTCTGAGTCAGGGTTCCGTTGCCGTTATTGGTTATCCCATCGAGAACCATAATCGTTGTTATCAGATTCGGCGAGCGAGTTACATTCACAACCGAGTTTGATGGAATGAAAAAAGGGGTCGCTCCGGCAACATAGCCCTGAACAGTCATGGTCTGCTGGCCCCATGCCTCCACAGCCTCCCCACCATACGACGGACATTTCATTCCGGCAGTGATGGTCATTGCCGGACGCCCGTCATTCAAATCGATATAGAGTCCCCTGGCCATCAAAACTCTCCCAGAACAATGCGCCCACCGTTCGACAAATTGACAGTGACACCGTTGTTATTGATCGTGACTCCTCCTGTTGAGTTGGTAAATCCAAACTGCCCATTTTGGGCGTAAACCCCGCCACGAACCGTGACATTATTGAATTCAGCAGAACCATTCTTGTTGATGGTCCAGCCTGCTGTACCCGCACTGTAATTATTCGACTGAATGACATTTCCGATCTTGGCATTGGTGATAGTGCCATCCTGAATGAAGGTGTCACGGATAAACGTCTGCCCATTCTGGATAACGAACGGCAGTGTTACGGTCCCTCCAGCCTGAGACATCACCGCAAATCGGTCAGCCAGGAACAACACCTGCGACTGCATTCCTGATGGAGTATTCTGAACACCAATACCCATGCCTGCGGCATACTGGCGACCGTTAGCATCAACAGCAACCTTAATGCTGTACATCGCATTCAGGTTATTGTTGATGTCAGCTGATACCTGAGCATTCTGGACAATAGCGGCCTGCTGGCCATTTACAGTGACCTTCAGCGAATTGATCTGAGTTGCCGAAGCCTGTGTGAAGTCAGCAAGCGTCTTTGACAGATCAGTGACATTCGCGGTGTTTCCACCGGCACTGGAGTCAAGGGTGCGCAACGACTCAGCAACAGCTTTACTGGCATCGGCCATTACATTATCGACCCGCTCAATACCGGCTTTGTTATCGCCATATTGCACGCTCAGAAGGTTACGCTGGTTAACCTGAGCGAGCGTGCTGGTGATCAGCGCGATAGCATTGTTCTGAATACCGCCGCTGGCCTTATCAGTTTGTGCACCCAGTTCTTCCAGACGTGATGCCATTGAGGAATCGAGGTCCGTGACTACCTGGCTAAGATCAGTGATTGATGCTGTATTCTGAGCACCTACAGCAGCAGCTGAATCAGCTTTATCAGAGGCGGCCTGCGTGGCAGCAGTCAATTGGCTTACCGCAGAAGCGCGCGCTTCAGTTTCCGTCGCTAATGCCTGGCGAATATCAGTAATACCGGCTTCATTCTGCGCAGTTTTTGCCTCAAGGCGGGTAACATCCGTGACTCGCGCTTCCGTTTCAGTGGCGATCACCTCCCTGAGCTGTTCGAATGTCGCAGAGTTAGCACCCTGCTGCGCAGTCTGGCGCACAACAACATCAGCAATAGCCAGGGCGTTGCCAATGATTGCTTCTGCTGTCTGCTTATTCGAACCTACTGCTGCAGCCAGACCATCGGCGTTCTCCTTAATCGCATCAGAAAGTTCGGCCAGTTTCTCGCTACTTTCTACAGCACTCTCAATCAGATCCTTGAATACCTCAGAATCTTTAATCTCCTCCAGGATTGCATTGGTGATATCACTGAAGTCGTCCGTTGGTTTTCCAGAAGCCTCTACAAATCCTGAAACGCCAAATGCATTACGAGTTCGAACATAAACGTAATAAACATGGTCAAACTTAAGTTTTTGGATGGTCCACTGATTGCCACGGCCAAGGAATTGAGCTTTATTCTCAATGTCGTCGGACAATGGAATCGGAGTCTCACCTGCGTACCAAAATTCAAAAGAAGTATCAGATGTGGCAGTAACAGACATGACCGGAACTAAAGTGGCCTGAAGTGGGCCAGGTATCCACTGAACCGAGTTCGGGGGATTAGGCGCTCCGATAATCAGGCTTACCTGAGTCTCAGCGCCTTTCATTCCATTTTCGTTTCGACCACGAACCCCAAGCGTGTAACTTCCTGCATTCAGGCCGTAAAACTCATATCGGAACTGATCGGTCTCATACTGCGCAACTAATTTCCCATCAGCACTGTAAACGTACAGTTCAAACATCAGCTTTTTAGTGGTTGTAGCTGTTTCCCAGGTTGCTGTGACCTGAATGGTCTCAGAATTTGTGTTAATGATGCGCAGATTTTCAATGTTTGGCACACGGTAGCCATTAAGGGTATCGCTGGGAATGTCAAAAACAGCCCCCTCATCAACAATGGCCTGCTTATTTGGATCGTGCTGGGAGGCGCTAATGCTGTAGACAGAGTTATTTTCTGTTTCGGCAACGCTCAGAATCCTGAAAAGGCGGATCGCCACGCTCGCGGTGGAAATGGCAAATACGGTGCCTGCCCTGACCCAGTCCGGGGTTGTTTTTAGGGTAACACTATTCCCTGCAACACCATCAATTTCGTAGCGTACAAACTTACCATCTCTCCCCATGATCGACATGGTGGATCCATCCGTAACCACCGATGAGTCGACCGCATCAACGATTATGGACCTCCCGGAGCAAGACATTATTCGCCCACCGAGTCGCGTTCCGGCGTAGTCATTGTCCATCACTTCAACGATGTCTCCTGGAGTGAAGTGGATGGCGTCACGCGCCATCTGAAAGGACAGCCTGCTGCTTTCACGTTTCGCTGTTTCAAGTAGCCATTTACCAGCCCGCCATGCCTGACCGCGTGAGGTACAGCCAAACGCCTCCAGAGTGGTCTCGTTGTAGTTTCCTTTGGCAATCATCTCATCGTCGGAAACGTACTCTTTCACCTGCTCCCAGCCGTTATCCGGGTCAGTCCATGACACAATAACTGCATTGTATTTTTCAGATCGCTTTACAGAACTGCGTTTGAACTCACCATTTACCACATTAGCATTCGTGATTGTCGCGATCGGGTCTTGTGGCGCATCCAGCATGACAGAAAGGCGCAGGCCGTCCCACAGCGCAATTCCACGGAACATGCTCGCTATCTTGTCGAGAATGTCACGCGCGCTGGCCTGCTCTGTGATGTAAGCGTTAAGCGTCATGCGTGGCTCTTTGCCGCCGTACCCATCATCAACAAGCTGATCGCAATACTGAGACAGCACATACAGCGCACCGTCATCAACATCGATGTAGCCAGCGCGCTTAGCCAGACCAAAGCGGGAGTTCTTTGCCAGTTCTCTGAACAACCAGGCAGGGTTATTTGTCCATGCCTGTTTGAAACCACCCGTCCACAATCCGGAGTAAGTTCGGGCGATTGGGTCATAATTGTCTGGTACAGACACAATCAGTCCGCGAAGATGGTAAGTGCGGCTTGGGGTGTCGGTGTACTGGTCACGGTCGATAACAGCGCCAGCGATGGCTGAAAATGGATAGCTCAGATTGTCGTCGGTGATTTCACTGTAGCTATTCCAGATAGTGCCGTTGGACAGCAAATCACTGCTGCTGTCGGGCGTAATGCGGCGAACGCGAATATCAAACGGCTTGATATCCGGAGCATCAATCAGATGGGCCTCAAGATATTCGCCTGATATCTTCCCGGTGATGGTCACGGTCTTTTCAATAACCCAGCCTGAAGCGCCAGTTCTGCTCTCCAACACCAGAGTGACGGACGTGTTTTTCTGATTGCCTTTGGTGTCCTGCTCGACCAGTCCGGTCACACCAACGTTAAACCGCACCCGGGTAACGTCCTGATCGGTTATAGTGCGAACCAGCGGAGTATCATAGGTTACTTCGGTGTTTACGATGGTGGTCGCTTCAATAGCAGAGAAGCCATTAATGGGGGATTGCGTTTCAGATCCGGGGCGCCAGGCGACGCTGACACCATTTACGCTGACACTGCCTGTCGCATCAGTTACGGGAGTCTTATTGAGCTTGAATGATGACAGGTGTTCCTGATCAACGGGCCCATAGATAGGCCCTTCGCTGATGAGATCCAGTACCCGGTAAAATTGCTTTGACTTGAGGTTATCGTCGAGGAGTTTGGGGGTTGATGCTTTGCCGCCGCCTGAAGACATAATGCCACCTTAGCTAATAGATTCCGTCCAGTCCTGGTTGTTGCTTGTGTCGATACCGAGTGAAATTACGTTCGAACCGACCTCCATTTCTCCCAGTAGGAGTGGCACCGCGCGCCCCTGACCCACCCGGTTCTCAGCACTGGTAAATGAGTTGTTTGTTAACGTGTTGGTCTCAGCTGCTTCTGCTGATGTTTTGGTTTTCATGTTGCGTGACATGTAAACCGAGTAAGCTACCGAAGCCACGCTGACAGCCACCGCAATCCAAGCCGCAGCAGCGGCAGTGATGGCACCTTCAACTACCGGCACAAACAGGACTATAGAACCATCTTTCAGGTGGCGATCCAGATGCCATTGCATGGCCGACACCTCAACATCCTCGCCCGCCACCCGCACACGCAGCTTTGTATTGAGAAAGGCTTTTTTGAATTCGAAATCCTGCGCCAATAGGAGGCGTAATCCCTGCGCTGGAGTATCAACATTCAGGGATATCTGGCGGTAAAATCGGCGTAGATTGCCTGCAAATTTAAAGATGAGCACTGTTCGTGTCTCCAGATTGAATGCGTCTGCTTGATGTATGCCGGGCGCATTTGTTCTCGTCTGCTGAGGTGTCCGACATGGTCATGGTGAAGCACAAGGTTGTCATGAAGGAGAATCATTGAGTGGCATGGGTCGGCGCCGGGGAATGGCTGCCTGATAATGACGTCGCCTGGTCTGGCATCCTGCATAGATACCTGATAGAACCCATTGGCCGGCATGTTAGCCAGATAGAGATTTTCTCCCCGCAACCACCATCCATTAGTCCTCACGAAGTCCGGCAGATCGATGCCGCAAAGGTGGTATGCGTCCCGGAAAAGCGTGTAACAGTCCATAATGCCATGCTCGAACTTGCGACCCTGCAGATGCGGAACAGGCCTGAATTTCCTCAGTTGCCCGCCAGATGCGAGCCACCATGGCAGCCCCGTCATCAGCTGCATCTGCCGATCGGCACCAGAAAGCGCTGGCTGGCTTTTCGGGTGCGAATGGAAGACCGCTGTAATTTCCCCTTCTTCCTCCGCTGCAAGCCAGTCATCGTCACGTATGCGGAAGTGATGCCAGGGCTCCGGATGAACATTCCGACAGCGAAACACTCGCTCGTCGTTCAGGATTAGCGCGCACACTTCATCCTGCGACGATGCCGCATAATCGAGTAATTCTTGCATCAGGAGACCTTTTGAGAGCCGGGGAAACTGCTTATTGGCATTGGTTCAGGACGTGGGTAGCGAAACCGGCAACCGGTACGACGGTGGGAGCATTGATCCTTCGCTGGATCAGTGGTTGGGTTGTCACGCTCATCTGCAACAGGCGGCCCGTCATATCCACACCCGACGCCGCGATACTGCCACTGGCATACGTCGGCGAGAATGGTACGGGCCGGGATGATGGCGTTGTCGCAGTCAATCGGTGTCGCCAGCGTGTAGGTCACCTGCTCGAACGTCTCTTCCGTCATCTCCTCAACAACGTAGCGGGAAACCGCTTCCTGCGTCGGATCTGCGTCAGGGTTCCCGTTCGGGAAATTTACCGCGTCCAGGTACTTCACCGGAACCTGTCTTCGGGTAATGACTACTCCCAGCATGTCATCAAAGTCATGGTTGATGCCAGTCAGTAGACCGGTAACGTTCGCCACTGCCATTGACGGGCGGGCGTATGTGCCTTCGTTCTTTGACTCGAAACCTTCAACTGCTATCGGGTAAGCCTGATACTGGTTTCCCTTCCAGATCACATTACCGTAATAGCCATTAGTACCCGAATGGAAGCGGATAAGGTCCCCGCCATATGGCTGGAGGTCTGCTTCGAAAAGGTCAATGAAAGCGCCTACTCCGGCATCGACGCTATCAATAATCATATTGGATGGTATGTCGCGCACGGCAAACTCCTATAAAAAAGCCACCAAGAGGTGGCTTATCGCGGTACCTGCTCAAACGTTGCCGTCAGTTCGAATAGCGGCCCCATCTTCGTTAAACTCCATGAGCGGCAGACAAACAACTTCCTGACTCCAGTATCAGATGGCGTCCAATAGAACGCTTCAACGGCCATTCGCGCTATAAGGAAAGCATTGGCCTCCTTGGCCGCATTTGGCCGATTGCAGCTCCCGTCTACTCCCTTAAACGTCAGAGAGTATTTATTCATTAGCGGGTTGATGCCCTTGGTCTGTCGCTGCTCGTAACCATCGCCGAGTTTGACGACGGCTACGTTAGGCGTTCGCTCGACGCTGTAGCCCTTCTGCGGTGTCCATGAGAATGTTTCTGGCATGGATTGCTCCCAATAAAAAACCCGCCGGAGCGGGTCTACGTGCATTGCGATAGAGAATCAGAATTCCCCAGCAAGCTCTTTAAGTTGCTTTTTAGCTTCTTCGAATACACGACTTTCAATAACTGCAAGAGAAGCATTCTTATCCAGAGGAATATGAACATTAACTGAAATACTTTTCAGATGCGTTTCATAATGAAAAACGACCCTTGCGATAATCCCGGAACCATTGTCATTATCAAATGCTGTAATATCTTCGATATGGTAATCCATCTCATTCTCCTTTTAATTTGCCCATCAGATATATGCACATTAACGGCTTTTTTCAAGCATCCCATTTGGACGCTGCTCATTTCTGATGGCGCGTAATGCGGCGTTGTACGCCACCTTGTCAAACTGTTTGACCGTTTCCGGGCTGTTGGGACTTCCATCGAAGTGATAGTGATTCTCCTGGTGGATTGTCACATCTCCACCGCCCCCACCACTGCGCATATCCCGGTTGCTAATCACCCTACCGTTGTCACCGGGAATCATGTACTGGCTGCCGTTGTTAGCCTGGTAGATTTCCGGCTTCCCACCCTCGCCCACGCGGTACATAGAATTGGCGTTGACCGGGCCGCCGTGCTCGCGGGCGCCCGATAGAGTAACGCTTGCCACGTTGGAAAGTAGTGAGGCACCAGCTGATGCAATGGCAGCGTAGTTAGCAAGTTTCTGGTATGGCGTTAACGCTGTTGGATCTGCCATTGCCTGCATGATTGCCATATTCAGGCTCAGCGTTGACTGTGCGATAGCAAAGGCCTTGCTAGCGGCAAACATCGCAAGATAGGCACCACTGCTTTTGCCACCGGCGTTTTCTATCATGCTGGCCAGGCTGTCGAAACCAGACGACGCGGAACTTAAGATAGAACCCAGCGCCTGCACTTGCTGATTGGCTTCTGTTTGCGCGATCGCTTTTCGTGCATTTGACGCCTGAAGCTGAATGGCCGTCTTCGCATCCTCATACTGCTGAACAGAGAGCACGCCCTGATCCTGATAAGACTGCAGCGCCTGAAGCTTTTGCTGCTCCTCTAAGGCTATCTGCGCCGTAGGGTCCTGGACCGCTCCAGTAACAGGATCAACTGAAGTTTTCCCTGCGGCCACCTCCTGATTAACGAACCGGCCAGCCTGCTCGGCCTGCTGACGCATTTTCAGAGCATTGGCGACATCCCACGTTTTAGCCGCATACTGCCCCGCAAGACGGATCTGGCCTTCTGTAGCCCCCTTACCCAAAGACTGCTGAGCCGTCAGGATCGCCTGTTCCCGGCTCAACTCCTTCGTAGAGTCTGCTGCTAGCTCGGACTGTTGCTTTAAGCTGGATAACTTCTGAGTAATTGACTCAGCCTGACTTGCCGACTTTTTCCCTTGGGACTCAGCTTCCGAAGCAGCCTTATTCCTAGCCTCTTC